TAGAAATGAATTTGTTGCTAATATCTTCATTAAGCCAGCACGTTCGGTCAACTACATCACTCTAAACTTTGTAGCTGTAAGAACTGGCGTGGAATTTGAAGAAGTAGCAGGCACAGTATAACAGCGTCAGAGGAGATAACAAATGGCTATTTTAGGAGTTGATGACTTCAAATCCAAGCTGAGAGGTGGTGGCGCTAGACCTAATCTGTTTAAAGCTACTATCAACTTTCCTACTTACGCAAACGGTGATGTAGAAATTACTTCATTCCTTTGCGAGGCAGCTCAGCTTCCAGGTTCTACTATCGGCACTATCGTGATGCCTTTCCGAGGTAGACAATTAAAAATGGCCGGCGATCGTGTATTCGATGTATGGACGCCGACTATTATAAACGACACAGACTTCAGAATTCGTGATTCGATGGAGCGTTGGATGAATGGCATGAACGGTCATCAGACAAACACTGGTCTAACCAACGTTACAGATTACGAAGCAGATCTTATTGTTGAACAAATCGACAAAGATGGATCTACTTTGAAGACTTATAACTTCCGTGGTTGTTTTCCAACTGCAATCTCTCCAATCGATCTGAACTATGCTTCAGAAAACGAAATTGAGAGATTTACAGTAGAATTCCAAGTCCAGTACTGGGAATCTAATACCACTACGTAAGTGAATAAATAAAGGGAAGGGCAGGGCTTTTCTGCCCTTTCTTTACTGTTAAAAGGAATTAAAATGGCAGACAATAGCGGACTTAAATTATTTGGATTTGAAATCCGTAGAGCGAAAGCATCTAGCGGAAAGGATATGCTGCCGTCAATCGTACCTCCTGTAGATGAGGATGGAGCAGGTTATGTTACTGCTGCTGGTGCACATTACGGCACCTACGTAAACATTGGTGATGACGATAAAAAATCCAAAGACGACTTTCAACTTATTCGACAATATAGACAAGTGGCAACACATCCAGAGGTTGATGCTGCTGTAGAAGATATTGTAAATGAATCAGTTACATCTTCAGATACAGAAAAATCTGTATCGCTTGTGCTTGATAATGTTGAAGCACCAGATAATATAAAGAAACAAATTCAAGAAGAATTTGATCAAGTATACTCAATGCTTGAGTTTAATACTTTAGGGCATGACATATACAAGCGTTGGTACGTTGATGGTAGAATGTATCATCACTTAGTTGTAGATGAAAAAAATCCTAAGCTTGGCATTCAAGAAATACGTCCTATAGACGCTGCTAAGATTCGTAAAGTAAAAGAAGTTAAAAAGAAAAGAGATCCAATTAGTGGTGCTTCTATTATTGAAAACGTAAACGAGTTTTTTATCTATCAGGACAAACCAGGAACAACTAAACAGGGAATCAAGATGAGTCCTGATTCTGTGAGTTATGTTACGTCTGGTTTACTTGACGAAGAACGTCGTAAGGTTGTGTCTCATTTACATAAGGCACTAAAACCTATTAACCAATTACGCATGATGGAAGACTCGCTGGTTATTTACAGACTAGCTCGAGCTCCAGAACGTAGAATATTCTATATTGATGTTGGTAACTTACCAAGAGGTAAGGCCGAAGAATACATGAAAAATATTATGGCGAAGTATCGCAATAAATTAGTGTATGATGCTAGCACAGGAGCAATAAGAGATGATAGAAAAAGTATGTCGATGCTTGAAGATTTTTGGCTTCCAAGACGAGAAGGTGGTCGAGGAACTGAGATCTCTACCTTACCAGGCGGTGAAAACCTGGGACAAATCGACGATATCATATACTTCCAAAAACGTCTCTACCGATCCCTTAACGTACCTATAAACAGACTTGAACAAGAATCACAGTTCTCACTTGGTAGATCTACTGAAATTAACCGTGATGAATTAAAGTTTCAGAAGTTTATAGATAGATTGAGATCGCGATTTAATATGCTGTTCTATGGCATACTGAAAAAGCAATTGATCTTAAAAAGTATTATTACTGAAGAAGACTGGGATAACTGGAAAAACAATATTATAGTAGAACATACTCGCGATAATCATTTTACAGAACTCAGGGACGCAGAAATATTGAGAGAAAGAATTCAAACACTTGATCAGATGCAACAATACGTTGGTGAATACTACTCAAAAGAGTGGGTTATGAAAAACGTACTTCAGTTCACTGATGAAGAAATTGAAAACTTAGGTAAACAAATGGATGATGAAGGTCCAACAGACGATGAACCAACTGGAGATGAACAATGAGTATTGAAGATTTAATTGACGATATAACTAATCAAAACTTTGCTAAGGCAGAACCACACTTTCACACTATACTTCAATCAAAAGTAAATGATGCATTAGAAGCTGAAAAGGTTAAAGTGGCTGGACATATTTTTAACGGTGAAGAAGAAGAACAATTAGAATTAATCAAAGACTTTAGTGAAACACCACAAGAAGAGGAAACACAAACTGAACAGCCTACCAACACAGAACAAAATCAAGAAGATCAAACAGAAGAAACTACCGAAACGCAAACGTCCGATACAACAAATCAAGAAACGCCGATACCTACAGAAGAAAGCAATGAAGAGCTAACTGAAGAAGAGCAGTATATACAGGATGTTGTAAGTAAGTACCCACCTAAACCTGAGAGTAGGTCTTTATTTGATCTTTCAAAAGATACAAGAGAGTGGAATAAAAAGTATGAAGGTAAGCTTAATGAAGATGGTACACCTATCATAGTATCTCCTAGACCTGCTGAAGGTGGTGAAAAGACAAAGACAATTCCAAAGATAAACCAAGTTACTGGTAGACCTATGGCAGGTACTTCAGGCAGAGAGGTTACTGAAGCTGAGTACTGGGATTTCATGTACGCTGAAACACACTACACTAATGGCAGACCTAAACTACCAGCAATAGAAAGTTAAAGCATGGCAAGTTACTACGATAACAAGAACTTTTTTGATAGGCTTTCAGGTGGTAGTGTTGCCGCTCCTGAGGATTTTGTACAACACATGAGGTACTTCAACGCTAACACCGTATCAACTACAGGCGAGCTTAGATTTATAAACAAAGCTAGTGATGCACAGAAAGCTAAAGCTAGAAAAGCGTATGAGATATACGAACAGCTAGGTAATGTGTTCCAAAATGATGGAGCTATGGGTGCTGTAGATGGTGTAAAAGATTACATCTTTGCTGCAGCTAAAGACCCAACAAACTACATTGGTATAGCAACTGGTGGTATTGGTAGGTTCCTTGCAGGTAGTGTGTCAATTACTGGTAAGAAAGTTGTAAGAGATGCAGTAAAAAGAGCAGGACTACAAGCTGCAAAAGATGGTGCGTCAAGAGAAGAGATAAGAAAAGCTGCAGTAAAAGCAGGTAAGGAAGCTGCAAAGAGGGCAGTGAAAGCTGGTACATCTGATAACCAAGCAAAGAAAGTAGCAGAGAGAGTAACACAACAGGTTACTAAAGAAGGACGTAGAAACGTAGCCTTAGATGCTATGAAGAAAAAACAACAGGATCTATTTGCACAAGCAGGTAGAACATCTTTGAAAGCTACTATAGGTGCAGATGCAGGGTTTGCTATGCTGCATGACAATCTAGCACAGAACACTTTGATGGAAGCTGGAGCGCAAGAGCAGTACAGTAAATCACAAACAATCTTTTCTTCTTTGTTAGGTGGTGTAGCAGGTGCAGCACAGCTAGGCTTTGGTAAGTTTCGTGGTGTGTCAGGCTTTGAAGAACCAACCACTACACTAGAAAGTATATCTAAAACAGTAATAGAAAACAATTCAGCTACACTATCAAAGAAAGATTCTAAAGCTGCAGCTAAACAAATCAAGAAAGATGTAGAAGAGTGGAATAAGAAAGTAGCATCAGGCTACAACATAAACACTGCTGTCATGCCATCTGATTTAGTTAGAACTATTACACTAGGTAGTGATGGTAAAGGTGGATTAGCAAAGCTACTAAATGAGAAGGGTATGAAGATACCATCTAACAAAAAGGTAGCTGATGTTGTAACTAATGTAGTTAGGTTCTTACCTGAAGAAGATCTCGTTGAGATAAACAAAGCTATGGGTAAGTATACAGACCTAAAGCTAGGAGAAATAAGCGAGGATGCAGGTACAGAACTAAGAGACTTACTAGCAAAAGATATATCTGAAGCAGGTAAGACACTAGCTGTAATGTCACAGGCACGTAGGATTGTTGACGGTGGTATCGTAGCTGCTGGTGACAAGAACAAAAGAACTATGGAAGATGACATAGAGGATGCTGTCAAAGAAGTAGAAAAGATGAAGAAGTCTGAGCCTCTCAAGTATGGTCAGTCTGTGTGGAAACGTTTACTTGTTTCATCTCCTGCTACAACTATGATCAACGTTGCTGGCTTTGCTCAGTACTATGTAGGTCAGACTATGGCTGACTTGTTCAACTCTACTATGCTAGGTATGAAAGCGCTGGGTCAGTCTACATATGACTTGACTGCAGCAAAAGAAACAATGCGTCAAGCACGTGCCTTAACTCTTATACAAGCA